GGGGCTCATGAGATGAACGGAGTCCCCTACTTTGTCATAGGCGGTCATCTCTACAGCATGGCTTCAGATTACACTCTGACGCAGATTGATGTGGTCGCTGGGACCGGCAGGGTATCAATGGCAGACAATGGTACTCAGTTGCTGGTTCTGGTTCCGGGTGGCAATGGTTATATCTACAACCACGTTACCGATACGTTCGCGCAGATTACGGACGCTGACTTTACGGCTAACGGCAACCCGCAGCAGGTAGTGTTTATTGATGGCTACTTCTGCCTGACCACTGATTCCAAGAAGTTTATCGTCAGTGCGTTGAATGATGGTCTTTCCTATAACGCGCTAGACTTTGGTACAGCAGAGTCTGACCCGGATGAGATTGTTGCTCCGATTGTGTTCAAGAACCAGTTGTTCATCGGGGGATCTCAAACGATTGAGGCTTTCCAGAACATCGGCGGTGCTGACTTCCCGTTCCAGCGGACGGGTTTGTTTCTGAGCAAGGGCATATCGAGCCCGTTCAGTATTGAGTCCATACAGGATACCTTCGTGTTTGTCGGCGCGGGCGCTAACGAGTCCCCAGCAATCTGGGCTCTGTCCGGTAACAGTGTGGCGAAGATATCTACCACCGCGATCGACAAGGAACTCAGCGCTCTGACAGAGAATCAGGTCTCAGACATCTACTCCTGGGCATATGCCGAGAAGGGAGCCTATTTTGTGGGATTTGCTCTGCCGGGTACTACACTGGTCTATGACACCATTTCTCAGCGGTGGCATGAGCGGAAGTCATACGTTGACGGCTCTCTGGGCGCTTACAGGGTGAATGCACTGGTCCGAGCCTACAATCAGTTGTGGGCGGGTGATCTGGTGGATGGCAGGATCGGCAGGCTGTCTCAGGAGGTCTACACGGAGTATGGCACTGAGATCCGCAGGAGTATTGTGACTCAGCCATTTCAGAACAATATGGAGTCTTTCGTGCTGCCAGAGCTGGAACTCACCGTTGAGAGCGGTGTGGGTAATTCTGACGCGATGGACCCAAAAGTAGGCTTGGAACGCTCGACAGATGGTAAACTATGGTCTGATGCCAGATACCGCAGTATTGGCAAGACCGGAGAGTACAACCGCCGGGTGATATGGAATCGCAATGGCAGGGCATCGAGGTTTGAGCTTTTCAGGTTTAGCATGAGCGAGCCCGTCAAGCCGGTGTTCATTCAGATGACCGCAGATATAGTGGTGACGCAATGAGCTACAAGCTGAACGCGGCTCAGCCTATTGTTGATGCTAACGGGACGATGGAGCAGCCCTTCAGGCAGTTTACGCAGGAAGCAGCCCTGTCTATACCGATAACCGGTGCAGGAAGCCCGGAGGGTGTAGTTGAGGCGGTACAGTTTAGTTTATATCTCGACACCACTGGAGGTGCGGGATCAATCCAATACAGAAAGATGCAGCCCGAGATCGGCGGTGACCGTACCCGTGGCTGGATAGCGGTTTAGGAGAGCATATATGCCAGTACCATTATTAGCGATAGCAGGAAGTCTTGCGGGCGCGGCAGCGGGAGCGTATGGGGCTAGGCAGGCCAGAAAGGCTGCTGAAGGTCAAACAGAGTCTTCGGAGCGTATGCGCCGGGAGGCCATGCAGGCTATCCAGAACTTCGGTCAGAGAGCCCTGCAGCCGCTCCCATCCGCTTACCAGAGGTCTCAGGACATCCGGCAGCAGAGCGCCAATCGAGCTCTGGCTCTAGCGGGTCAGATGTTCAGACCTTCGCTTGAGCAATTCCGGGAAGGTAACTACATGGCTCAGCAGCGTATTGCTGAAGCTCAACCCTTCATGCAGTCTGCAATACTTGGAACTGGCTCCCTGGGGTATATGCCGCAGGCTCAGCGAGTGCCACTTGATTACAGTCAGCTAGAGCCCTTGATGAACCCGGCTCCAATGGAATTCACCCCTGTCCCCGGTGGTCAGGCAAATATGCAGGCATCTGCTCCGGTTGATCGGATGCAGCAGGCTGTTCTTCGATACCAGGGAAGAATGTCATGAGCTTGAACCGAGGAAAGCTAGAGGATACAGAGGGCGTAAGGGAGGCCGAGTTTGTCGTTCTCGACTTCATCCGCTCCACTCCAAACGCAACGATTCCAGAGATAGCCCGTCTGATTGATGATGTCGGCGCTGATCTCCGTTACATTGCGAACGAGCTAGGGATTGACCCTGCCGTAGCTCAGCAGGCTTACGATGAAGCCTTCGCAGTTGCGCCTTCGATCGAGCAGGTGATTGAGAAGCAGATCAATGCCGAGCCCATCGTGCCTCCACAGGCTCCTTTGGCCGAGGTGATTGATACAACCCCAGCAACAACTGAAACCACTCGCGTAATCCCTGAGCCTACTCCGCAGGTCAGAGAGAACATCATTCCAGACGAGCCAACTCCTACTGCGCCCACAAGGGATGTAGTAACTGGCGCTCCCGCCGGTCCTACTCTGCCGGTTGGATTGGCCGCATCAGAGCAGGCGATCCGTGACGCAGAGGAAAAGGCAAGGCAAGACCTGCTTACAACTTTCAATATTTCTAGGGAAGACCTAGAGAGAGGCACTACAGCAGCCTCACAAGCTCTTGCTGGAGGAACCAGAATAGCAAGGGGTGATATTGAGACCGGCACTCAGAGGGGCTTAGAAGCCCTTACAGAAGGTCTCGGAGGGGCTCGCTCTGATATACGGAAAGGTTTTCGCAGAGCCGAGGGTATGTTTGATCCATACACTCGGGCTGGCCGGGATGCGTTGCAGCAGCAATTGGCCCTATCTGGCGCGTTAGGCCAGGAGGCATTCCAGCAGGCTTATCAAGAAAGCCCACAGATGCAATTCCTGCGAGAGCAGGGTGAGCGGGCGGCTCTTCGCACAGCGGCTGCTAGAGGCGGTCTGGGCGGCGGCAGGGTCATGCAGGAGCTTGCCCGGTACGGAACCGGATTGGCTTCTCAGGATTTACAGAATCAGATAGCCAACCTTCAGGCGCTGTCTTCTCAAGGTCTCGGTGCTACTGGTAGCGCGGCTAACATTGCTACGGGCGGCGCTCAGCAACTGGCGAATCTCGGGGTGCTAGGTGGCACTTCAGGGCTGCAGGCTTACACTCAGCAGGGTGCGCAGTTGGCTGACCTTGCTCAGCAGTTGGGCGTCCGTGAGGCTGACCTACAGCAAGCTCTCGGAGCGGGCCTGTCAAACATTACGCTTGGATTAGGAACTCGCGCAGCGGACCTGTCAGCGGGGATGGGAACCAATATCGCCGGGATGAGAACTCGCGCAGGTGAACTGCTTGCCGGTCAATTCGGAACAGCAGCATCACAAATTGCCGATCTCCAACAGGCTCAGGGCGCTGGTACAGCGAATATGCTCGGAGCGCAGACAAACTACATTAACGAGTTACAGCAGGCAGCAGCGGCAGGCGATGCAGCGGCTCAGACTGAACTGGCTCAGATGCAGGCTAACATCAACCTGGGCATAGGTAGCTCTCTGGCGGGTGTCCCGGCTGCTCAATTCTTCCCTGTTCCAAACGCTGCAGGGCCGATCTTTCAGGGCGCGGCATTGGGTTACCAGTTTGGGCAGGGATTCGGCACTCCCAGCACTGCTAGACAGACATATCCGATATCAGGAATGACTCAGATGACAGGCATATCTCCAACTGGATATCAGACTTACAACCCATTCCAAATATCAGCAAGCAACTTGGGTCAATTCTAGGAAGAAAACAATGGCTGACAACTCTTCACTACTAGGCGGCATGATGCCGACACAGCGTAGAACAGACATTCCCACGTTGCTCCGGGGCTTGGGTGCTGCTGCTACAGGTCAGGTTCCTCAGTTTCGGCAGCAGATGCAGGCTGAGCAGACTCAGAGAATGCAGAATGTTATCGGCGGGCTGCAGTTAGAAGACGCGCTCGCAAAGTCTGCCGCTCAGGATGCCCTGAAAATACAGCAGTTGGCTAAGACGGGAAATCTGAGAGATGCAATGGATATCCTCGGTGATCGGGCGCAGTTGGAGCGACAACTCGGAGTCGATACATCATCAACTATGAGGCTTGCTGAATCTCTGAATTCCGGAGGCTTTGAAGCAATCATGCCTCAGATTGACTCCACGGTAGATATGGCTGTCAGGATTGGGCTCATAGAGCCGTTTGGCGGCGAGGTTCCTTCAACATTTAGGTCATTACAGTTGCAGGCAGAAGCTGCTGGATTAACACCGGGAACTCCTGACTATCAGGAATTCATGAGCTACAGAGGTTTCGAGGGCAGGATGGGTGCTGCGAAAACCATCAACTACAAGGATGGAACATTCGTTACCAAGCCCAGAGTCGGTCCGCCTGAAGTTTATGATAAATCAGGCAATCTGATAACTGATCCTATTGAA